GTCTTGATCCGTCTGCTCGTGGAGCGGGCTTCGAGCGAATCGCCGTCTTGCCGCTGCGTGACTTGTTCGGCGTCAGCACTGGGCTTCGGTGGCGGGAGCTTCGCGGCCACGCTCTCGGCTAGCGTCTTCCTTCGAGCCACGAGATGACTCCTTGTAGGCCGCTGGTCTTCCACCCGCGCTCGCGAGCGGCGTCCATGATCGCGCGAGCGTAGGCTCGTTTCTGGTGCACGTCGTGGTTGAACGCCTGACGCACGCGCTCCAGTTCAGCCTGGGCATCCGGTTGGAGTCGTTCAAACCACGTCAGGAACCCGGGGCTGCGGTTCTTCGCCCGCGAGAGCACGTCATCCAGCAGGCTCGGTGCCTTCGCCTTCGCCATGCGTCGTCACTCCTTTGGCGTCAACGTGTAGATCATCGCCAGCACACGCCGCTGCACGCGGGCCGCCTCGGTGACGGCTTCCTCGCTGATGTTCGGGCCGAGAGCCGCGTGGAGCAGCTCGTGCAGGATCGTCTCGACGCGCGACCAGCCGCGTTGTTTGTCGTCAATGAGGATGCGGGGGCGGGCGGAGTTGTCGAAGAACGTCCACCCGGCGGCGTCACCTTTGAGCGGCACGAAGCGCAGAAGCCAGCGCTTGCCGTCAATCGTGATGTGGTGATCCTCCGGCATCGGCGTCCCTTTCGCCGCTCACCCTAGCCGGGGCGTCAAGCGTCAGGAAACGGGGCCGTTGGCGGCGTGAAGTTGGCCGTGTAGCGGGCGACGCCCTTGGTCACGCGGAACTCGTCAATGTAGCCGAACATAAACAAATCCGCGGAGCCGTCGACCAGACGAGCTCCGATGCAGGCATTCCCTGATCCGCTGTAGTTTGAACTATCTGCGACGGAAGCTCCCTGAACGCCGTTCACAAACAGCCGCGTAGTTCCTGAGGAGCGAGACACAGCGACGTGAGCCCACTCACCAGATGGGACGTTGCTGGTGGTGCTCGTGGCGGCATTGTTATTAAAAAAGAATTCCAGTTTGTTTGAGTTAGAAATCCTGAGGCTGAGTTGGGAAGTTTCGTTGTTTCCAGACACAAAAAGGCCGTGCCATGTATTGCCCGACAACCGATAAACCCACATTTCCACCGTAAAGTCGCCCGTCCCAAAAGCGAATCCTGAGTGGCTCGGCGTGGAAATGTAGCCGCCCCCGTCGAGATACAAGCTCGCCCCGCCAAACCTGCTTTGTACGGTTCTAATCCTAGCGTTGCCGCTGGCCGTGAACGTCTTTGGAGTGCCGCTTGAGTCTGTGAATGTGGTCGAATTGTCTGTTCCGTCTAAGTGCAGCAACAGCGACACGCTGGCGAATTGTGGGTCGGTAGCGGTCCACGACGAGAGCGCGGCTCGCCTCCATGTGTTCGACGCCACGCAGACGTAGATGTTGCTTGCGTCGTAAGCCATCGCACCAGCGGTGCCAGTTGAGCCAGGGGCGTCAGGCACGCTCGCCCACGACATTCCGCCAGTGCCAGCATCGCCGCGAGGTATGACGAGGTTGAGCGTCTGGCTGGGGGCCGTCCCTGTGATGGTCGCGCTTGCCGACGAGCCCGCTGCGCCGGTGGTCACGGTGCCGATAGAAAGACTGTTGGCAGGCCCAGCCGCGCCGGTGGCCCCCGTCTCGCCAGTATTTCCGCGCGGGATCGTGAGGGAGAGCGTCTGGTTCGGAGCGGTGCCTGTGATGGTCGCGGCTGCGTTGCTTCCGGCCGCCCCGGTCGTCACCGTGCCGACGCTCAATGAGTTCGTAGGCCCGGCGGCCCCCGTGGCACCAGTTGCGCCAGCCGCACCGGCGGCCCCCGCGTCTCCTCGTGGAATCGTCAACGAAAGCGTTTGGTTCGGGGCGGTGCCCGTGATGGTCGCGGCTGCGTTGCTTCCGGCCGCCCCGGTCGTCACCGTGCCAACCGTCAGGCTATTCGCAGGCCCCGCCGGGCCGACGCTACCCGTCGCCCCCGTGCTGCCCGTGGCTCCCGTCTGGCCGGTATCGCCACGCGGGATGGTCAGCGAGAGCGTCTGATTGGGTGCCGTCCCGGTCAGCGTTGCGGAAGCGTTTGAGCCAGCCGCCCCAGTGGTGACAGTGCCAATGGCGAGCGTGCTCGCGGGGCCGGTGTCACCCTTCGGCCCGCGATCGCCGCCCATCTGTGTGACGCTCACCGTGGCCGTCGCGCCCGACACGGCCACGTCGGCCGCCGCAGTGCTGCCCGTAACGTCTACGGACACACCGCTGCCGCCCGTCACGCTTACGGTGATTTCGCTCATGGCGTGGTCGGCGTCACGGTGCCAGAGAGATAGGTGCGAGTCACGCCACCGGGCGAGACGCCGCGAAAGAACCAGCGGTAGGTCTTCGTCACGTCGAGCGCGAGCGTCTGCGTCTCGGTGAGCGAAATGATGTATTGGGCGTTCGCGGCACTCACGGTCTCAATCGCAAACGTGGCGGCGGTGGTGCCCTGGTTGAACGTGCCTGTCGCCGAGCCGATGCCAGCGGTGGCGGTGGCCTGCGTCGCCTCAAACACAATGGCGGTCCATGTGTAGCCGGTGCCGTCGAAAGACAGATCGACGTTCATGTTGAACTCGTCGCCGCGAACGAAGGCGAGATCCAACTGGGCCGGGAGGACGCTGTATTGGCTCATAGTTTCAGCCTAACGGTGGTTGCGAGAGGCTTGCAGATGAGGCCCGGCGGGCGTTGGCGATAGCCCGCTTCACAAGCATCCGCCCGGCGGCGTCGAGGAACGGCAGGCCGCGAGCCTGCGCCTCCTCACGCATGACGGCCACGACCTCCTCGATCCGCTCCGGCTTGCTGCACTCATCTGGCCCCCAGGCGTCCATCTCGGCGGCCTTGGCCCGGCAGGCGCAGGTCGGCGTCGGCTCGATGCCGAACCTTTTGAGGAGCTTGGAGAGTTCGGTGCCGGGGCCGGAGGGCGCTCCTGCGGCAACTGCGTAGCAAGTGGCGTGTATTTTTTTGTTCGCCGAATCGCTGACAACGACAATCCTGCCGCACGCGGCGCACGCCAGCGTATCAACGCCCTCTGCGCTTGAAACAATACGGAAATCGCAACGTGCTTCGTTCATTTCAAGAAAAAGAAACAGTCACCGAGAGGCCAGTGTCGCCGAGAACAAACGTTGTAGGGGAAATCCTTGACAGAAACTGCTGGCACGTTTCGCAATCGCGCGAAAAAAGCTGAGAGGCAAAGTCGGCGGGCCTTCCTCTTGTGTAGCACCCCACAGCAGGGTCGCAGCCGCTTGGGCCACCGCACGCGTCGTCGTCGCCGAATCCTATAGCTGTCTGAAACGACGCAGAGTAACGCCGAGCACTAGTGTTGCCCGGCACGGGAGCTGCGGCAAATCCGACCACCGCGTAGACCCAGCCTCGCATAAAGCCTGACAGCGGGCTGTTGTATTCGCAGCCTTGGATTCGCTTGAAGCATCCGATAAAAGGCGCTGGTTGGCTGGCGGGATCAAAGACATAAACGCCATTCAAGCACTGATTAGGGACGCCGTTTGCTTCAGCAAATCCGCTCCACTCAATAGTAACCTGACTTCCGCACGCGGTGCCTGGCACGCCAGGGCCGCAGAGGCCCGCGGCTGCACACGAAGAGCAGTCTCCCTTGTAGGTGCCGCCAGCAGCCGCGCACCCACACGCACTCTGCTCGACGCACGCCCCGCCTGGGAGACAACACGCTCCCGCAGCGGTACAGGTAGTGTTCGGCTGAAACGTCCCGCCGTTCTGCTGGCACTCGCACGAACCGACGCTCGTGCAGTTCGTGCCTTGGCAGCACACGCCGTTCGTGCCTTCGCAGCAACAGCAGGCCATCGCTACACCCCGTAGGCAACAGAACTGACAGACGCCGTATACGCTGTGCTGAAAATCGACACAGAGCAATTCGCAGTATTGAGGCTGCCGTTGATGGCAAAGCCAGAAACGACGCTCACGGGGTTGACGGCGACCCGAACGTCAACCAAATACCACGCCGTGCCGTCCTTCGCGACCGCACACGCTCTGTTACCGGCAGCCGTGTTCGTGACCGGGAAGAACTGATTCATCGCCGCCAACGTGGCCGTCGAACCTTGCAGCGTCACGGTCTTTATGCTGCCAATCGACCATGCCCCGGTGAACGTGGCCATGCGGAAGACCTTGCGATTCTGAGCCACCACCGGCATCTGCTCAAACACCAGCGGGCTCGCCGGGCGCGGGGCCGTCTCCACGGCTCGCACGACATTGGCGATCCGCTCGGCAGACTCAAACGTAAACTGGACCGGCCGGGGATCGCTCACGGCGTGCTTCCGAAGATGCTGGATAGATTCGCTTCTGGATTCACCGGGCGAATCAAAATCTCGGGGTAGCCGGTGGGCGAAGGCCCGCCGCTGCCGTCGAGCCCGATCGGGTTCGGGCTAGGCACCCATTCCGAGTTTTCAAAATCGAACACCATCGCCCGGCGCTTCTGCCCGCCCGCGATGAAGTTCCAGCCCACGTCGGGCAACTGGAGCGCCCAGCCGCTCTGGCGGTACATGAGTTCGGCCGTGGCCTTGTAGAACTTCACGACGCTGCCGCCCCACTCCTCCATCTCGTATGACACGTTGACGCTCGCCACCTTGATCGTGCCCGGCGGGCCACCGAAATAAGAAGAACTGTTGACGTGATTCATCACGCCAAACCACGAATTTGGCCAGCCCCCAAAGTTTTTCGTCACCTTGATCGACACCATCGACTCGTCAGTCGTCAGGCCGGGGAAGTAGTCGAAGGCCGAGTTGGTGAGCGGATAGGGAACGCCGTTGTCGTAAAAGAACAGCGCAGGCACTTGGCCCTGGCGAGCCTCTGCCCCCCACACCGCCGGTCGGCTGGTCGGGTGCATAGCGTCCTCGTCGGTGATTGTGCCGTATTCAGCGATCACCTCAACGTGATAGGGCGAGCCCTCAAAGCCCTCGTTCATCGAGACTTTGCGGAGCCGAAAATCGGGGAACGTCGGATGCGACGTGCCCCAGGCCGCGCCGGACGTAGCAGCCAGGACGGTGCTTTCCGATGTGGGATTGCCCACCGTCGTGTCGTCGGAGAGCACGCACACCCACCGCCGACGCGCAATCGGAAATCGCTTGATCTCCTGCTCAAACGTGCGGCCGAGTTCCTTGACGGAGACAATGCCCATGCGTCACCCCATGCGAGCCCCGCCGACGATGGCGACGGGGGAATTGAAGTAATTGGCCGCCGCCTGCGTGATGCCACGGGCGATTACGTTTAACTGCTTGGTCTGTAGGCGGGCCTCGATCAGCGCCGGGTCTTGTGCCTGCTCCGCGACGCTCTGCACCAACGCCTGCCCCTCGGCCGTGCGGAAGTCTGCGGTCTGCACTGCGGCGTTCGTTGGCCGCGAGAGCTCCTCGAATCGCCGCACACGCTCGGCTTGCTGCGATGCGAACTGCGCACTCTGGGCCAGAGCCGCATTGGCCCCGGCGTAGGCGTTTTGGATGCCCGACACAAAGAGGTCGTTTTGCCGCGTGATGAGTGATTGGAACTGCTGGGCGGGCGTGTTGCCCTGCTGGATCTGCCGCAACTGCTGCCGGTTGCTTTGCTCGCGGCCGTTGGCGATGCGCTGCTCGGCACGCTCGGCCTGTCGCAGTTGGTTCAGGCGGTTCACGCCAGCACGGGCGTCTGCGAGTTGGCCTGACTTCCGCGCGGCCTCAATGGCCTGCTGTTGAGTCTTGATCCGATCTTCGATCGCTTGCACGTTGAGCGCGGCCTGTTTCTTTCGCTCCTCAACCTGTTTGGTCGCGTCCAGTTCCGCCTTTTGGCGGTCGTTGAGTTGCGTCGCAAGGATTTGGTCTACACGCGCGTTCGCGTCAATCTTGGCCTGAAAGACCGCGCGAGCATTTTCGTCCTCGCGCCGCTTCAGTTCTTCCAGCCGGTCCGCGCTGTCCTCAAATAGCTGCTGCTGGCTGGCCACCTCACGCTGGTACGTCTCGGCCGTGAGGATGCCGTCCCGGGCCTGCTCTTGTGCCCGTGCGACCCCGTTCTCCAACTGTTTTGCGGCGACGGCTCCGGCATTGCCAAACTGCTCAACCTTCGCGATGAGGTCGTCAACGGCCTTGTCGCTCTCTTGAAACGCTGGACCGAATCCTTCGCGGAATCCCTGCTCAATCGCCTGCTGCTGGTCTTCGGCTGCCGTGCGAAGACCTTCGATGGATGCGAGCCTCGCGCGGGCGGCCGCCTCGTCTTCAGTGCGGCGCTCAATGATGGCCGTGTTGATCTCAACTTCGAGCCGGGCCTGCTCGGCGGCATAGTCGAGGATCTGCTGCTCAAGTGTCGATCGCTCCTGCGTTGCCTTGAGCAGTGCGTCCACGCGAGCCGATGCCGCGTCGGCAATCTGCGCGTTGCCGTTGGAAATCTCCCGCTGCTGCTCGGCAATCTTCTGGAGTTGCAGGATCCGCTCTTCGCCAGCCCTCGCCACGTCACCGAACGGATTGACGCCCGCGATCTCCTGTCGCACCCGGGCTATTTCGCGTTCAACCCGCAGTACATTCTGCGCGGCTTCGGCCCGCTGGGCGTCGCCGTCGAAGTTCTGTTGAATCCTCTGCTGCTCAATGAGCGCATCGGACGCGTCGCGGTCAGCCTGCACTTTGCGGCTGACCTCTTCGGCTGTGCGCCGGGCGAGTTCGATTTGCTGGCGATAGCCTTCGTTGGCCCGATCAATCCCTCGCGCGAACGCCGCCTCGTCAATGATCTTGGAGGAGAACTGTTTGCGGAGGCTTTCGGCCGTCCGCTCGTACTCCGCAAACGCCCTCGCCCCGGCAACGCCGAACTTCTCAGACTCAAGCGAGGCACGAGAGAGTTGGTCGTTCACTCCCTTCATCGCTTGCTCGAAATCCTTGGCAAACCCGCGATCAAGCGGCCTCTCAGCTTCACGCCGCACCTTGCCGACGGCTTCCGTCGTTTTCTCTGCGGTGCCGAACACGAAGTCAATGCCGTTGTTGATTTGCTCAAACGCAAACCCGACGATCTTCATGCCGTCGGCAAAGCCGTCGATGAAAGGCTGGGCCACGCGGAGGAGGCCGCCGAAGACCCTGGAGGCCGTGCCGAAGAACTCAGCCAGCGCGCTTGTTCCGCTAGCCACCGCGTCGATGAACGGCTTGAGGGTTGTCAGCGACAGACCGGCGAGCGAGGTCTGCAAGTCATCAAACGCCGAGCCGAGCGTTGCGATCAAGTCGAAGTCGGCGCTACTAAGCGTCGCGCCGAATCGAGCGATCGCATCCTCCGCCTCGGTGAACGCACTAAACCCACGCCGCAGCGTCTCGCCGCTCTTGCCCAGCAAATCGACTTGCAGGGCCGACCGGCGAGCCGGGTCTTCGATCTTCGCCAGGGCTTCGGCCGTCTGCTCTGCGAGCTGCACCGGAGTGCTGTTGGCGAGCGCTTCCTGCGAAATGCCCAACTCGCGGAACGCCGCAGCGGCCTCGCCGGAGCCCGACCGGGCCTTGTCAATCGTGACGGCGAACTTCTGGACGCCGCTCGCCAGGGCATCGACAGACGTGCCGGTGCGCCGGGCGGCTTCGTCCAACACCTGAATCGTCTCGAAATCCGTCCCGGCCTGCTGGGCGGCAAACCCGAGCGACTCAACACGGCCTTCAAGATCACGCAGCCCGGCAATGATCGACGCCGCAGCGGCACCAAAACCCGCGATGGCGGCCACACCCAAGCCGACGGGCGTGGCGAGGGCTCCGAACGAACTGCCCAGCGTCTCCACCGAACGATTGAGGCCACCGGCCGCGAGCTTCTCAAATCCCTGCACGGCACCCGAGAGAGCCGACACACGCCCCGCGACGGCTCCCATGTTCCCGGGGAGTAGCGACAAGATGCCGCTCAGTTCAGAGAGTTGCAGATTGGCCTGACGGCTGGTGGTAGCGAGCGACGCCTGCGAGGCACTGGCGGTCGCGTTGGCTTCAGACAACTGCGTGAGCGACGCAGCGGCCCGTTCAATGTCGAGCGTGCCCTCGCGGGCGTTCTCCGCCAGCGTCCGAATAAACCGGGCGGCGTCCTCGGACGAAGACAGGTCCACGCCCGCGAGCGAGGCTAGGGCTCTCTCAAACGTCGGGGCGTCGATAGCACCGGCCCGCAACTCCTCGACTAACTTAGTGATCTTGCCAGCGGCGTCCTGCTGCTCCGTGGCGTACTGGGCAGTCGTGCGGATGCCACGCTCAAAGACATCGGCGGCCTGCTCCGCCTCCTCTTTCAGTTGGGCGAATGCCGCCGCGAACTCCTGCGGACCGACGATGTCGTCCTGCAACTGCTTGGCGAGGTTGCCAAAGCGTTCCGCAAACTGCTCCTGCGCCCGGGCCGCGGCCGCCGATGCCGCCGTGAACGGGGCGAAGACAGCCGTGGCTCGCTCGGCCTGAGCGCCGATCCGCTGCAGCGCCTTGTCAACGGGATCAAGCGACTTCGCGAGCGATGAGGCATCGCCCGTCACCTTCAACGCGAGTCCGAGAATCGTTGACACTACTCAACCCCAAGCGCTTTTTTGAGATCCAAAATCACGTCGCGAGCCTGGGCCGGATGCTGCGGCGGCTTTTCGATGGGGTTGAAGTCCGACGCTGGTGGAGTCTTGCCTTTCGCACAGTGCGGTGCGAGCACCGCCGACACGACAAGGCCCGTCTCCGCCCAGGAATCGGGGATCGCCTCAAAGAACCGCGTGTAAGCCTTCCATTCCGTGAACTCGCGACTCGACATCCGAGCCATCAACTCCGCCACCGTCATCTTCAGGTGCCCGGCGAGCGCGAAGGCGAACCTTCGCGTCTCGGACACGTTCAGCCTTTTCCCAACTCCTCCACATCGCCCTCCGACATCGCGTTGTGCTTCATCGCACGGTCGAAGAGCCGCGTCATCACGGCCGCCGACTTCTTCCCGAGCTTCTCGATCTGCTCGCGCGTGAAGAGGAGGTTGCCCTTCTCGTCACAGAGCACCCGCTGGAGATACTCCGTGCGGAAGTTCTCGATGCCCGTTTCGCGCTTGCCGATCCACATGCGCTCGTAGGCGTCACGCTCGGCAACCGTCATTACGCGGATAAACACCGATCCGCCCCACTCCTTGACCTTCACTTCAAGGAGGGAGGCGTCGTCGGCGGCGAGGATCTGATCTGCGGAAAGGCTCATTTGTTTCACTCCATTGCGATGCGGAAGGTGGCCGCGTAACGCGCGACATCGTTCACCTTGCCAGCCATCTGCAGCGATTCGCAAATCGCCTTAGTCGAGTAGGTCAGGCCGCCGCCCTGAATCGACAGCGTGGCTTTCTTCCCGTACTCGGAGACTGCAATCGCGGCAGTAGACAGGCACCTGAGAGATATAGTGCCCGCGTCAAGCGACCACGTGCTCGCCCGCGCGAGCGGCAGGCTGCCGCCCACGCGAGTGTCGATCTCGGTGACCTCACCGAGAGTCTGGCCGCTCCACGTGACGCTGACCCCCGTGCATACGTTCGCCATGACGGGCCTCCGTCAGACGACTACACGCGGGCGATACGAAGGGTAGCCTGTCCGCGGATCGCGTCGTTCGTTGCCAGCGTCAGCGTCGAGGCGTTGACCGTGTAGGCCACGCCACTCAGCAGGGTAACGCCAGCGGTGCCCACGCCGCCCGTGATGATGGTGCACGTGCCGGTCGAGGCGTCAGCGATGATCGTGCGGCCGAGGTAGTCAAACTGAACCGTGCGGCCGGTGTCGCTCACGCTGCCCTGCAGCGGCCGGTCAATCGTCCGAATGGACGCGCCGGTCGTCAGGCCCAGGTGCGAAACGTCGATCTTCTCTTGGTCGGCGGTCGGGTCGGTGAACGAAATGACGATGTTCGTCACGGTGTACTGCGTCGCGCCCAGCGCGAGCGTCGTGCCGGTTCCGTCGTGAGGCGTAAAGGACATTTCCTAAATCTCCTTCCAGATGATCGAGTACGTTTGCGACACCGAATACACGGGCGGCGTGTCGCCACCGGCTAGCTGCACGAACCCGTCCGACTCGTTATCGAGCGAGACGTTGTTCACTACGATTGAGTCTGACTGAGCGGTGCCGTACCCATCCAGACACACCCGGCACTTGTCGGCCAGTTCCCTTACTGCCTCGTAGGTCTCGGCGTACATATCGAGCGACAGGATGACGGTCGGCATCCCCATCGGGCCGGAAAGCGTGTGCTGCCGCTGGACGCCGCTGCGGCGGTAGGTGATGAACGGGATGTCCGCACTGGCGGGGGCGAGCACCGGAAACACCCGGGTGCTTACGACGGCCGCGACAGCCGTGTTCGCCACCAGGGCGTTGCGAATCACGGCCTCGGGGCTTTTGAACGACATACCCGCATCATGCCGCCTGGGCGGGCGATGCTTGCAGCGTCAGCCCCCGGCACTCGTCAGCGCGCCGGTGATCGACCCGGAGCCACGGAACACGAGCGTCTTGACCGCCGCCTCCAGCGAAATCCGCAACTCCGACTGCAGCCGCTCGGCCACCAAACCCTTTGTCTGGTTCCATGCCGTCTGGACCGGCGGCAGCCCCGCCTGCCCACCGGGCCGCATGGCGGGCAGGATGATCGGCGTCG